TTTGGTTTAGAATTCAAAAGTACAATAACTTATTTGAATAACAATTTTTTTTTTCATCTTTTTTTAGACAATCCCATATTTTTTATATTGTATAGTATGGATTACCCAATATTTGAATTAAAGATTAGTGAGAATATAGATGACGATGCAGAGGTTTCTACAATAGCTTTCGTAGATTTTCCTGCCATAAAAAAAGATTTTTTGCAGTTTGCCGAGAATACACCTATTCAGCATTTCGCTATTCAAAACGAGGATAAGCGTATAGTAACCGGGGCGTTAATGATTCCCGATCAACTTATTTACCGCAAATCAGAGAAATTCGGAGAACATTATGTGAGATTCTCAGCAGAAACTATAAAGGAGATAGCGATAAAATTTGCAAAAAAAGGGTTTCAAAAGAACGTTAATTTGATGCATGATGAAACATTGGCCGTGGAAGGCGTGACAATGTTTGAAAGTTTCCTGAGCGACAAAGCTCGAGGCATTGCACCCATTGCCGCATTTGCAGATTTGCCCGATGGCAGTTGGTTCGGTTCATTTTATGTAGAAAATGACAAGGTTTGGCAGCTAGTAAAAGACAATCAATTACGCGGTTTTTCAGTTGAGGGCATGTTTGATTATGTGCAACCGAAAAGTACAGATGAAGCCAAATTAATAGAACTTAAAAATATTTTTGGACAATTTTAAAAAAGTAATATTATATAAGTATGGAAGCAAAAGAAATATTAGCACGCACCAAACAATTCTTCAATGATTTGATTGCTGCACCAACCGAAGCACCGGCACCCGTAGCCTTAATGGAATATGAATTAAAAGGCGGTGGTATGGTAACGATTGATAAATTGGAAGTTGGCGGAATCGTTTTAATTGATGGTAACGCAGCCTTGCCCGGCGAATACGAACTAACCGATGGCAGCAAAATGACCGTTGCCGATAACGGCGCAATAACTGCCATTACTTTGTCCGCACCTACTGAAGAGGTTGCACCTGAAATGGAGGACATGGGAACTAAGTTTGCAGCATTTGAAAGTTTGACCGCTGGCAAATTTGCAGATTATGAAACCAAGTTTTCTGCATATGAGCAAAGATTTGCAGACTACGAAGTTAAAATGAAAAAGGCAAACAAGGTGATTGATGAACTTTTGAAACTTAGCACGTTGCTAGTAGAAGCACCAACACAGGCACCCGATCCTGGCGTAAGAAATACGAGCGCATTTGTAGAACAAAAGAAAAAAGATTACTCAATATTATTCTCATAAAAATTTAAACAACTTAAAAAATGGCATTAGCTTTTAGCGGTTTAACCGCATACACAAAACAGGAAATCAAACCGTTGCTAACCTCCGCAGTTTTCGGAGCGAAGACGCAGCAGTTAATCATGGCCAATGGTATTGTATTGACCGGCGTAAAATCTAGCGTTGCAATTCCGATTATGGATACAGACGCAGTGTTTCAAACACAAGACTGTTCTTTCTCACCTAGCGGAACGACTACATTTTCGAGCAAGCTGATAACAGTAGGAAAGGTGAAGCTAGAAGAGAAGCTATGTATAGCAGATTTAGAAACATATTTCACACAGCAAGCACTTCGTGCCGGATCTACATATGAAGACTTCGGAACAGCTGATTTTGCAAAAGCTTATTTTGATAAGAAAAATGCACGTATAGCCTCACAACTTGAAACCGCAATTTGGCAAGGTGATGTAACAGGTGCAGGCGGTGCGAATTTGACCAAGTTTGATGGCCTTCAAAAATTGATTGCCGCAGGATCTCCGGTAAATGCTAACGTTTCAGGTTTTACAGGTGTGACAGGTTCTCCAATCGCAACCGTAAACGCTTCAAATGTTGTTGCTGCAACCGAAGGAATTTATAAAGCTATTCCCGTAGCAGTTTTGGCAAAGGGAGATGTAAAAATCTTTGTAGGCAATGATTGGTATAGGCTTTTAATTATGGCTTATCGTGCTTTGAATTTGTTTGCTTATAATCCACAAGATTCTAACGCAGAAAGTTTCATACTTCCAGGTACAAATGTTGAAATCGTTTCCGTGAATGGCTTGAATACTACAGGTGATGCTTACGCAATTAGCTTGTCAAATATGGCCCTAGCGGTTGATCTTGAAAACGAAGAAAACAACTACAAATTTTGGTATTCAGAAGACAACAATGACCTACGGTATCGTGTGGCATTTAAGATTGCCCCCGGGATTGGCTTCATTTCGGAAGTAACATCTTTCCTTGCAGCGATCTAATTAATTAACCTTAGCGCAGGCGAGTAATTCCATTCGCTTGCGCTTATAATACTTTTTAAAATGGCAACATGTGCAATTTCAGCAGGTTATGTGATAGGATGTAGAGAGTCGATAGGAGGCATTGAAGCGGTTTATATTGCCGAATACGGAAACGTAACCCTTAACGATGTAAGCGGTACAGTTACGGGCATAACCAAAGCTACAGGCAAAAGATATTTTAAGTTCGAAGTTCCAACAAAATCAACTGCGACCGCTACAAGCGAGGGAACAGGCAGCACTGAAAACGGAACTTTATTTTTTGAACAAACAGTGGAACTTCCACTTAATAAAAGGGATGCAACCACACGCAATATTGTAACCACTTTAGCCAAAAATAAACTGTCTATTATCACTAAGGATAAGGACGGAGTTTACAGGGCATATGGTAAAGCAAACGGCCTGTATCTTGACAGCACCGGAGGCATGACAGGCGCAGCCGCAGGGGATAAAAACGGCTACACATTGAAGTTTTCAGGTACTGAAATGGACGACTTTTTCGTAGTTACCGATGCAGTAGGACAGGCACTAGAAACCGCAGGATAAAAAAATAATTCACTTTAAAAAATAACCCCCGACCGATATTAAAAGTCGGGGGTTTTTTATATGATAAATATTACGAAAAATATTACGGAAGATATTTATTTCACAGGTAGTGAAAACACAACAATAGCAAATCCTTTTTATTTATTTGTTTTCATCCATAAAATTACACTTGAAGAAATTATATTTTTTTCCAACAATATAAGCACTACCGAAAGAGTAAACATAATAACTGAGGCAAGACTTCCAGACGAAAGCGAAATACCGATAAATGAGGCTTTTATAAATTCAACTTTAGGATTTTGGGGTTATCAAATTTATCAAAAAGTAGTTGATACAGATTTTACAAAATCAGGTTTAATTTTAGAAAGTGGCTTTATGGTTTTACATCCGGAAACCGTAATTTTGCCAACGGAATACACAGACCAAAACAACGATTTTAAAATTTACAATGGAGAATAATTATAACAATCTTATCAGCATAAAATTTGCAAAAGCGCAGCAACCTATTTTTAAAGAAAACAGGGGCAAAAAATATATTGAGTTTGGTATAAATAATGATTACCCAAATTACCTACTTGACCTGTATTCAGAAAGCCCGAAACATGGAAGCATTGTTAAGGGTAAAGCGTTTTACATTTTTGGAAAAGGCTTTGAGGATGTGCCGCAAAACGCAAATACCAAAGGCGAAAGTTGGAACGAAGTAATGCAAAAATGTATTTTAGATAATGAACTTTTCGGAGGGTATTATTTGCAAATTATCTACAACCTTTTAGGGCAGATAAAAGATGTGTACCATATCGACTATCAGAAAGTAAGAACTAACGAAGCACAATCCGAATTTTTCGTAAAAAGTGACTGGCAAAATAATCGTGAGGATATGCGCCAATATTGCGCATTCAATGTTAACGATCCGGTGGGGAGTCAAATATTATTTGTAAAAGAGTACAACCCAAAAGGGAACGTTTATCCAACACCACATTACAATCAAGGGTTAAACTACATTGAAAGTGACATACAAATCAGCCGCCACATTTTAGGTAATGCGAAGGATGGTTTTGTACCTTCAACGCTTATTAATTTGAACGGCGGTGAGCCCCAGGAAGAAGCAAAGGAAGCAGTTGAAAAAGGAATAAAAAAGAAGTTTACAGGTAGCGAGGCCGATAGGGTGGTTATCATGTTTAACAAATCGAAAGATAACGCCGCCGAAATTGTTAGTCTTGCATCCACGATGCTAACAAAGGAGGATTTTACCAATATCAATAAATTAATTCAGCAAGAAATTTACGCAGCGCATAGCATTACTTCACCTGTTCTTTTCGGTATTCAATCGGATGCAGCCTTTGGAAGTGGTAACGAGATTAGGGATGCTTACACCGTATTTAATAACGTGTACGTAAATTCTAAGCAGCAGCAATTTGAGCTAGTTTTCAACAAATTGATGCATTACACAGGCATAGCTGAAGAGTATGAAATACAACCCGTAGAACCTTTGGGATTTGAATTTAGCGAGATTATACAATCGCAAAATTTAACTAAAGATGAGATACGTGAAATGATGGGCAAAGCACCGCTTGACCCTTCAATAAAAACACAGGCGCAAATTATATCGGATAATATTAATGCACTTTCTCCACTCGTTGCCAATAAGGTTTTGGAATCAATGACCGCAGATGAAATCAGAAGCCTTGCTGGATTAGTTCCAAAAAGTTCAATACCTGTTACATCAGATGGAAGTATGCCATTACCGACTACAGAAGTTAATGCAAACCTAGCCGCTATGACTGGCCGACAGTTTCAGCAACTTGAAAGGATAAAAAGAAAGTTCGAGGCTGGCAAACTTACACGCGATCAGGCCGCTATGATGCTTAAAAATTCATTCGGTATATCCGATGCAGATGTAGCCTTATTTTTGGATGTGAACGATGCGCAAAATTTTGAGTCACAGGATGAAATTGATTTTGCCATCTTGAATGAATTTGAAAATATTTACGAGAATTTAAGCGACTTCGAGATTGTAAAAAAAAAGCCTTTTAGCGAAGCCGAATATTTTGCAGACGTTCTCGAATTAACGCAAATCGAAAGCAACGTTTTAGACTTAATAAATAAGGACAAACGCATTACTCCCGAAGTTGCGGCGAAGGCATTGAATATTACAATTGAAGAGGCAGATGCAGCTTTCAAATCTTTGTTTCAAAAAGAGGTTATAAAAGTATCTACAAAGAAAATCGGGCAAGATGAAATAATCGAACGTGAGCGCACAAGTAAAAAGATAGATGCACCGAAGCCGGGAAGCAAAACAATACTTTTGCGTTATACATATTCAGGCCCCGAGGATGACCGCAACAGACCATTTTGCGCACGTATGTTGGAACTAGCGAAAACGAAAGTCTGGAGCAGGGCAAACATTGAGCAGATAAGTGAGCGTTTAGGTTATTCGGTTTGGGATAGGCGCGGCGGATGGTTTACACTACCAACAGGCGAACACCGACCATATTGCCGTCATTCGTGGCAATCTTTAACAGTAATAAAAAAAAATTAGTTATGAGCGCAAATATTTTATTTATTGGGGAGGCACTTTTGAAAAGTCGCACAGGGATGAGCGACAATATAGACGGCAAACAATTGAA